TCAGTTCTTTTTATTTAGTATATCTATTATCGAAGACTTCATATTTTCGGTAACGTGAGTGTATATAGCAGTTGTTGTTTTACCGCCATCCTTATGCCCTACTCTATCGACAATTGCTTTGAGGGGAACATTGTTTTCTGCCAGATAGCTTATTAATGTATGACGGAAGATATGGCTTGATAGATTCTTGTTTATTGGCGATTTAAGGCGAGAATTTGCTCTTTTAATTGCAAGGTTAAAGGAGTTTGTCTGCAACGGAATACCACGCTTAGAAACGAAAATATAGCCCATTTCGTTATAATCGTTTCTTACAGATTTGGACAAATTATTTTGTTCAATTATTTCGTCTAATATCTCTATTTCTCGGTCACTCAAATCTACTGTTCTAAAACTAGATGCGGTTTTAGGAGTTGTTTTGACTCCTTTTGAATAACCAACCGTTTTATCTAAAGTACCGTGAATGTCTATTTTTCGTTCACTTCTTTTATAATTTTCTTTTTTTAAAGCTATCGCCTCTCCCATTCGACATCCATTCAATGACATGAACTCAGCAAGTAAAGCCAATCTACGAGTGTTTGGCCTGCTGTACAGTTCTGAAAGTAGGGCTTTTAATTCGTTTTGTTCAAGGTATTTGTTTTGTATTTTCTCTAAATCCTTTACCGTTTGAATCTTTTTGGGAAGTTTAGCTTTTCGTGCTGGATTATATTCAATGTATTCTAAATCAACAGCATAATCAAATATAAGATTTAGGGTTGATTTTGAGCGCTCTAACTTGCTACGAGGACAGTCTGCATCATTTATAAATTTTTGTATAACTTTAGATGTAACATTTGATATTTTAATTTCCTTGTCAAAATAATCAATTATAAAATTAAAAGAACTTTGAAGAGCACTAATGGAGGATTGTTTTATAGATTTTTTATAAAAGCTCCACCATTCTTCAGCTATATCTGTAAATTTAGCATTGGAAGTAGAACTGTTATTAATTTTAGATTCTATTTTTTCAAGGAGTTCTGCCTGTGCAACTTTCTGTGCTCTGGGTGTTTTTTTATCAAGTGTAACAGATACTTTTTTTAGTTTCTCTGTTAGTGGATCACGGTATCTTTCAAAATATTTGTATTTTCCATTTGGTAAATTTTCTATCCACATTTGATTTTTACTCACTTTCTTGCTAAAATTGAGTACAGTAAAAGGGCTTTTTAAAAAGCTTTTCTACTATGTTTGAGATTTAAGCCGCCCCTCGTCGCCAAACTTGGGCGGTTTTTTTAATGTTTAGTACCCATTGTTTGAGTAATCTTGTTTATCTAATTTCGTAAAGTCGCCCTTGTTTTCCTTTAAAATATTGTAGCTGTTTTTATTCAATAATATATTAAAAAACGTTTGAAAATTTTTACTTCTATCAAAACCTTCTCCCTCGCCATATTGAATGATTATTACATCATCCTCATTTTTAGGAGGTTTAATATTCTTAACAACATTGTTTAAAAATAACTTTGCATTCTTTTTAGCTTTCTCTGCGTTTTTCAGTGTATCAACTTTTGCACTATATCCTACTCTAATAAATCTTGCTACATCTGGACCAGTTACAGTAATTACTCCAGTTGTTTTTGAATCCACCTTCGAGTAGTATATCTTATAAACATTATGTACAGTGAAGCTTTTCTTTTTTACGCTTTTTTTAGTTTTTGCGCTAGCAATATCACTAAACGAAAATAGACTTAAAATCAATAACAGGCCCATTATTGCAATTAAAATTTTTTTCATAAAATACTCTCCTAACCTAGCTTTTTATGAGATTCAAGGCTTGCTCTTGGTTTTTATTTATAAGAAATTAACGTATGGAATCCTTCCATATCCTTAAATAATCCCTGATTTTTAATAGCTGTATGTTCCACAGAAATTATTTCATAACCCTCTTTTTGCATTTTCGTTAAAATATTATCTATTTGGGTAGTATATTTGTCTTCTACTCCAAAAAGTTGATTAATCCATTTACTAAGGCTATTTATCATAAGAACATGTGTAAATCCATCCTTTGGAGCTATGTGTGATTTTACTTCTTTTTCATAGATGTTATCACTTTGTGCTTTTTGTGTTTTCGTAAACATTTCCATTATTTTCTCCTTACCAGTTTAGTGATGGCGCACATTATTTAAAAAATTATCCAACTCCCAATAATTGCTGGAATTCTTTTTCTGCCATATTAAAGAAATTATGACTTAGATGATAACGATCCAAAAATTGGTAAACATTAATAGCTTCAATTACATCAAAATAACCAATGTAATCTACGATATAATCATGCATTTCTTGCTTATTTATACTAACTTTTATTTCATCCTCAAATATTTCAGTGATAGCTTCATGCAGCTCTAAATATTCATTTTTGATGATTGACTCAGCCAATTCAAAAGGTGATTCTGTTATATCTACAAATACATTAAAATATTCATAGCTACCCCCGTTGGCTTCAAATATTTCCCATAGAAGAAGAATAGCCTCATGATTCGCTCTAAATTCTTGAGGATTGAGTGCATCGTTTTCCGAACCTCTACATATATCTTTATTGATAACATGAGAAAGTTCATGAGCAATTTTAAAAGCGGTTATTTTAGTTGGATTATAAATCATCAACTTTCTTTTGATATTAACCATAGCATTTTTAGGAAAGCAATCATCACAAGTAATGTGGATGTTTTGTTTTTCCATTTCCAAAAGAAGGTACCCTATCAATTCCTGTTCATTCATAGAGGCTCCTTTTAGTCCGTTAATTTATCGCCATATATTGCAAATAATATTTTTTTAACATCGTCACTAATTGGCTCACCATCAAATGAAACCCACTCATTCCAGTCTATGCGAGGATCATCCCAAGATGTTGGTTTTTTCTCACTAATAACTTTTTTTAAATCAACTGGCTTATTGGTCTTTTTTAATTCTTCATTTCCAAGTAAATAATCCACACTTACATTAAAATATTTTGCAACTGCTTGTATTTTATCGTAGTTTGGTTTGTTTTTATTCCAACGTCTTATAGTTCCGTTACCATAACCTAAATGTTCTTCTATTTTTCGAATAGAGGTATGTTTTTGGGCTGCGAGTTCTTTTATTTTTTCGTATAAATCCATTAATATCAACCTTTCATAGATAACACAAAAAATAATTTAGAAAAAAAGCGACAAGACTATTGACAATTTGTAGCAAAAGTTCTATAATTAATTTTGTAGATAAGAGTTAGCCTTTTGGTTAGCAAATAGACCTATAAAAAGCACTTTAAACGCTCCGCCAAGAATGTTTTATAAAGCTTTTGTTAGGTGTTTTAACTATGCATTAATTGTAGAACTTTTTCTACGATATGTCAAACATTAATGTTCTGAAATGCTAACTTTTTCTTATACAAAAATATATACGGAGGTATAAAATGCCAACAAGTGACAACGGACTAAGACTTGTTAATTCATTCATTGAAGAAACAGGAATCGAAAAAATGAGTTTAGCAGCCAAGTATGGAGTAGCTAAAAACGTGATGATTGATATTCTTTCAGGTCATCTTCAATCACCTAAAGCACATCAAGTCATTCTTAAAATCATTGATGATTTCAAATTGCGTTAAGAAAGGAGATGCAATATGCCATACGCAAAAATAACATACTTACCTGTTGAAAATGCAGAAGACGCAGAATGGTGTGACAAAAAGCATCTTATGCAGAAGTGGGAAGGCTTAACTAAAGGCACATTAACAGCTTGGCTCACAGAAATGAGAGATCGACCTGAATTTAAAAAAGGCGTACTTAATCCAACTCACGGACTTGTATTTATCAATAAAGAAGTATTTAAAGATTTTGTAGAGTGGAAAGAAGCAACTCGCTATAAAAGTTATAAAAAGTAGGAAGAAATATGCTTCTTGATACAGTTACTATTAAATCCACAATGACAACAAAAAAAGCCGGCCATCTCCCCAGATAAACGACTTTAAACTATAAGTAAGGCAAGCTCTAACAAAGCTTTTCTTACTCTAATTATAGCAAATTGGAGAATAAAAACAAAATGAATAATACAACAAACAAAGAAACTTATATCCTTGATGATTCAATCGCTTTTGAACTCATGGACTTATTAAAAGCTAAAGCAAGACATTTTATCAAACTTAATGAGTATGTCTACCGCTTGTTTGACGGTCAATCAGTTGTGACTTTCACAACTTTAGAAAACGACATTCAAGTAGAAATGATTAAGGGGTAAGAAAATGGCAACAATAGACGAGCAGTTGAACGTACGCACAGAAATCGAGCAAGCAGTCGCAAAGCAATGCGATTATACAGAATTTAACCCAGTATTTGAAGATTTGTTTTTCTCTCTTAACCGGCTTGAAGAACGAGACGGTTTAAAGTTAGAAAAATACGACATCTATAAAGCGTTAATGACCGCTTATAGCGTGGGATTTAATCGTGGTAAAAAAGCTCACAAACCTACAAAATGGCTTGAAAAAGAAACCGAAGAATTTGAAAATTATTGGCAACTCTATAACACCGTAAAAAATCAGGCTATGAAAGATATATCAGGCGGAAGCGTGGCAAGACAATGCCGTGAATTTAATTCTTTGGTAACTCGTAGAATGTACGAGGCAGGAATGGCAGAAGAAAAGAAAAATTGGACTTCTTGGGATAAGTAAGGGGTCAAGGCAAACTTTTATCAGAGGATTGAAAATGCAAAATATTATTAGAGCTTGCGCTTATGTGGCTGGTATTGATAGCTTAGGATTGCGAAGTTTAAAAGGCTATCACACAGAGCTGACAGACAAGCAGATTGAGAAATTAGACCCATTGAACGCCAATACAGGCACAGTTGATTATAGCTTTAAAGTTCGTAAATATAAGCACGGTGTCCGCTTTGAGGGCGAAAAAGAGGGCGGAGAAATCAGCTTATTTGAAGAGGTAGCGAAATGATTGAACATCACCAAGGCTATACGGCTTTAAAACGGTACGGACGGAATAGTTTTAGACCAGCAGGCAAACACCCGTTTAAGATGATTCACAATGCACGAGCAGTCAAATATGACTTGATACAGCAGTTCGAAGCAAGTACAGGTATTCTCTTATCTAGCGGAGTGAAAAGCAATTTATGCACGCAACCAGTACCGTTTTTAGGTAAGCAATTAGCTGTTATGAAAGTACAAATAAAGGAAAATAAACCATGAAAATTACGATTGATGTCCTTGAAAATGAAAGTAATAAGGACAATTTAGAGTATCTTATCAGCGATACAAGCAACGAAGCTATTACTGTTTTAATGTTTGCCTTGATTGGCGAAGCTAGACAGAGAGCAAGCTATGAGCAATTTTTAGAAACCATCACTAGAATTTGGGGGTATATGAATGAAGATAACTGACTTACAGAAAATAGATCAAAACATTATTAAAATACTGGCAGACCATAAAGGGATTGATAAAGCAATTAACGGTAAAATGTTGGCTCAATCTCTAAATGTAGATTTTCGGACGTTGCAAGGAAGAATTGCATTTTTGCAAGGGAAGGGTTGCGCCATTGGCTCAATTGATAATATTGGATATTTTGCCCCTACTAATGAAGAGGAGCGCACCAAAGGCATTACGAAAAAAGAAAACATGGCTTATAGCACTCTAAAAGCGGTCATGGGCGTTCGAAGTGCCTCACTTGACTGGTTAGATGAAATGATTGATTAGGGGAGATATGGAACTATTAACAATTCGCCTAAATAAAATAGTAGCTAAAAAACTGATGAAAGGTGCAGGAGAGACACTCATTTTGGAGAAAGAAGATTTCTATCAATATGTTTATCTTGTCCCTAATAATATGAGCTTTAGTGGTCATTTTGATTCGGTTCTTGATATCAGTGTGAGCCAACATTGGGAGATTTTTAACTTTCTAACCTCTAAATATCAAGAACAAGGGTATAAAAAAGTGCATTATAAACATCCAGCGCATCCATCCAATAAATTTATGAAGTTTCTTAATAAGCTGCAGCGTGACGAATCTGAAAAAGTCGCTACAGTTTATCGACAAAATGCCTTCGAGAAATTCAAAGATGAAATCGTGATGCATCAGGGCTTCTTGAATAGTAAGAACATGATGAAGTTTATTATTTTAGGAAAGAAACACGGCTATAACTATAAATATCTCATGATGTGGGCTGTTTCAGAAATTGAAGCGACTTGTGACGGGACTCAGAAACAAGGCTTACTGGCTGATTTTATAGGTCTTGCGGATGAATATTTTGATGAAAAAGAAAGGGAGGTGTTGAGTGACTAGTGTAGATGATGATTTCCAAACGATGATTAACAGCTACGAGGAAGAAAAAGCAAAAGCAGAGAGTAAGAAGTCAGAACAAAAACCACCTCAGAGCGATAAAATCGTTAAAGTTAAATTTGAAGCTGAAAATTTCGCCCTCAATCAGTATGGTAAACCAAAAGTAAATTCTTTAAAAAACATACGAATCGCCATAGAAAATGACAACATTTTAAAAAATCAATTTGTGTTTAATTCTTTTACACAAGAAATAGAAATCAGAACCCCTTTCAAGTTGAGAGGAGTAGAGATTGAGAATGACGGGTTAAAAGAGGTTTATATTACGGCTATTCTTGAACATTTTGAAGAAAAATATGATGTTTTATTTGATAGTCGGCTTCTAGTCAATGTAATTAATAAAATTGCTTACGAAAATAAATATAATCCTGTTCAAGATTTCATGGAAGACTGTTACAAGAATTGGGATAAGGTCAAACGTGCAAGAAGTCTATTTCCTGATTATTTGGGGGCGAAAGAAAGTGATTTAACCGAACGAATGACCAAACTGTTTTTTGTTGGGGCTGTCAGTAAGGTTTATCGTCCTCATGATAAGTTTGACTTTGTTTTGGATTTGGTAGGAGGCCAAGGCTCTGGAAAGACGACCTTTCTTACTAAGATGGGGCAAGGCTGGTACACAGATTCAATGAAAAATTTTGATGATAAAGACCAGTTAGTCATGATGTTACGTGCTTTGATTGTGAATGATGATGAAATGGCAATCAGTAACAAAATACCCTTTGCGGATTTAAAGAAGTTTATCACTCAAACAGTTTTGTCTTTCAGGGCGCCCTATGGCACAAAGGTAGAAAATTATGCCAAAAACTTTGTTATTGCTCGAACAACTAACCATGAAGAATATCAAAAAGACAGAACAGGGGCAAGGCGATTTCTTCCCGTTCATTGTTCAAAAGAGTTACAAAAATATCATCCTGTTTCTGATTTAGATGATGCCACCGTCCGCCAAGTTTGGGGTGAGATGGTTCACTACTACAAGGAAGGGTTCAGTTTTAAACTCTCAGAGGAAGAAGAAAAGCAACTCAATTTGGAGCGATCAGATTATGAATATTTTGATGAACAAGAAGAATTACTTGAACAGTACCTTGAAATTCCGATTCCTACAGATTTCTATAAAGTACAAGGAAATAATACAAGGATGCACGAGCGGAGAGCCTATATTGGCTTTATTCTTCAATCTGGAGAAACCCCTAAACATGAGTTTAGAGGGGAAATCAAACCAAGAGAATTTGTGACGGCTACCTATTTCTATTGGGAAGCGATGGGGATTGAGACTGGTAAGGGAAGCGCAAAAATAGTTTCTAAGTTCAAGAACTCGATGAATAATAAGAATGGCTGGCAAAAATCTAAACGGAAGGGGACGAGGGGTTATAAAAGAGAATAGGGGGCAAATTAAATGCCCCTAAAATTAAAATGCCCCCCGTAAATGCCCCCTTCGAAACCCCTTATTATATAAGGGTTTAGATATACTAAGGGGCATTAGGGCATTTATATCTTAGTAAAATAATAGTTAGTGTTAATTATAAAAAGGGCTTGCTTATCACGGACACATAGTAAAGTTTTCGAAGTAAATGCCCCCCTTTGGAAATACCGCTTTCAAAGCTTGTTAAACGTTGGTACTATTGAGCTTTTCAGGGGGCATTTATTAATGCCCCCATGAAATCAAATGCCCCCCCAAAAATAGGAGAAAAAAATGAGCATAATTAAATTACATGAACAAGAAGAAAATAATGAACCAAAAGAATTTAACACCACCATCAAACGTGTGTTAATGAACGCAAAAGAAGCGGTCTTTGAGCGTCAGGGAAGTATAGACGACTTAGCTGATACCCTAGCGGTTGAATTAGATGTTTTGGCTTACTTGCTAGGCATTCCTGAAATTGGCTTTAGTCCATCAACCGCTGATAAAGAGTTGGCACTCAAAGCACAGCTCCAAGACTTGCATGCACTCAATCATTCCATGTTTAAAGATGATATCCACGAAGTGCCACGGTTCACAGACGGTACAATCATCACAGCGAAAGACTTAGCAGATATGAACCTCAATGCTTTAGATAATATCGCAGAGTTAATCGGATTTGAATTAGACGAATAAGAAAGGAGTAAAAATGCGAGCAAGGTCTCCAACAAAATCAGTTGTTTTAACTCATTTATAAAAAGCGCAATTAACGTAATGAAATACAGGACTTATCTGTAGTTTCGATAAATTGGTATCTTTACCAATAGAAAATAAGGAATCAATACAATGAATCAAACACTAAATACACTCAATGAGCTGTGGATTGAAGCAGGCGAAAAAGTAGAAAATTATAATGATAAAATCAATCAAATGCTCAAAAATGAAAACTTCTCAGCTCAAACTTTAAGAGATTTAACCGCAAAGAGAGATCATGCACAAGCTCGTTGTGATGCACTTAGAAATCAAGTCGACGAAGCACAAGCGACGCAAGTTGCTCATCTTCGCTCAAGCGGACAACTTCCCTTAGGAAATGGAGAAAACCAAACCGATCATTCTTTCATTTCAGATTTTAAAGCCTTAATGAGAGGCGATTCTAAAATCACAAATCTAGTCACTTCCTCTAAAGATGAATCAGGCGAAGCGGCTGGCTTAACCATTCCCCAAGATTTAAGAACTTCGATTAATGTCTTGAAACGCCAATATGATGTGATGGAACAATATGTCAATGTTGAAAATGTAACTACAGCCTCAGGTTCTCGTGTTTATGAGAAATGGACAAATATTACCCCACTTACAAAATTAGATAGCGAAGATGAAACCATTGGAGCCAATGACGATCCCAATCTTAAACTTGTTAAGTATCAGATTGGACGCTACGGAGGGATCACAACAGCGACCAATTCCTTACTTAAAGATAGTGCTGAAAACATTATGTCATGGTTGACGGGCTGGATTGCTAAGAAAGTCGTCGTTTCTCGTAATAAAGAAATCATCTCACTCATGCAAGCAGCTCCTAAAAAACCAGCCCTCTCTACTTTTGATGATATTATCACTATGATTAATACGGCAGTCGATCCAGCAATTAAAGCAACTTCTATTTTAATTACCAACACGAGCGGGCTCAACCAACTTACTTTAGTTAAAGATGCGTTAGGGAATTATTTGTTACAACCTGACCCCGTTCAACCTGATCGATATTTAATCAAAGGAAAACGAGTCGTTGAAATCAGTGACCATTGGCTTCCAAGTGGTGGAGAAACAAGCAGTCCGCTTTATCCGCTCTATTATGGCGACTTTAAACAAGCCATGACTTTATTTGATCGTGAAAACCTGTCACTACTCCCAACCAATATCGGAGGGGGTGCATTTGAAACCGATACGACAAAAATTCGTGTGATTGACCGCTTTGATGTTCAGCTTACGGATACAGAAGCCTTTGTGGCAGGTTCATTTACAGCGATCTCAGATCAAAAAGGAAATATCAATACTGCAGCTACACCTACAACAACTAATCATAAGGAGAAATAATAATGGACATTCGTCATATTGAAGAAAAAACAAAAGAATTAAAAGCACAATCAATTCCTCTGGTTCAAGCCGTTGAAAAAACGCAAGCCTTAGTCAATGAGTTAAGCACAAAACTTGAGAATATGAAAGTAGATAAACAACAGCCTGATATTGATGCGACCCTTGCACAAATGCCTAAAGAACGAGATGCTCGTGTTTTACTTGATGAACTGACGGAACATCTTACCAAACAAAAAGAAGCACTTCATCAATTCTGGAATAATGAAGAAACCAGTTATTCTATTAGAGCTGAGGCTAATCGCTCGCAAGAACACTTGAGTACAACAGAATCTCAATTGATTGAGGGATTAATTGATAATTCTTTAAAACGAAAATTAAAGGCTTATGGTAAAGAAGTGGAAGAATCTCGAAATAAAGCCATTGAGATTGTGAACTATTTGAAAGAAAATAATTATGATCAGTCCGTTGGTAATGCCCTCCATCCGTTAGTTGAAGCCAAAAACTTTTATTACTTTAGAATGGCTCGGTTGATTAGTTCTACTTTTCAACATGAATTGATGGAATATTTGCTTGAGGAGGGACTGATTACAAATTATCCTAGCTATTATACTCCACGCCGATAAGAGTTTAATCATCCATAATTTCGAGCTGAGAAAGCCTATAAGTATCAGGCTTTCTTGTTATTATAAAGGAATCATGACGGATAAATATATGACAATCAGATATTATTGGGGAAGGCCTAAAGATGTTGTAAGGTGGTATCTTAGAGGAACATTATACTTAAGCGCTCAAAGCAGGCAGTCTTATATTGAAAAGACAAAAGCTGAAGCAGGTAACTTACCAAGACTTCTTAAACTATTAAATAATCTTGATGAAATATTTGATACCGCAGATACTGACAGCATAGCATTACTATGTTTGAGGTACGTTGAACTATTAAGTGTTGCAGAGACTACAAAACGGACAGGACTTTCCGCTTATCAGATTACTTCAAAGATAGGTAAACTCATGAAGGAAGCTAAAGAAATTATAGCCAAAGCATGATATAATAGAACTATCAAAAGTCGCAGAAATGCGCATGGTATGATAGTGCAGGAAAGTATCTCTAATTGTGGAGGTACTTTTTTGTTTAAGAGGGATGACATGATGAATGAAGTTAAATTCAATATTAGGCTTTATTTTACGGGCGGGATGAAACGCTTAACGGATAGGATAGACAGCACAGACCAACTCACACCACAGCGCATTGTATTGAATGCAATGACAGAGCTGTTTGATTCATTGAGTGAGGATGAGATAGAGATGATCAGGCTTAGGTACATGAAAGGATTAACACTATCAGAAGTCGCAAGTCGTTACTCGATAAGTGAACGTACTGTTAGAAATCATACCAACCCAACCGTTAAGCAAGTGAAAGAGATTATAGCGAGAGCAAAGAAGAATGAATTGATAGATAGAAAAGAGGAAATAGAATGCCAATGACTGGACGCTGTCGTGAGCAGAACTGCCACGCTGTGGTTATTAGACCACTACACTATTGTACTAAGCACGCTGATAAAGAAGCAGCATATCAAGCAAGCAGAGAGCGATGGACTAATCGTACTGATAATAGTAAACGATACAAAGACTATAACAAACGCAAGCGTGAGTATAGCGATATTAAAGTAGAACAGAACAAGTTCTATCAAAGCAAGCAATGGAAGTCTATACGTGATGTAGTAAGACGTAGAGACAACTTCCTTTGTCAGTACTGCAAAGCACACAACAGAGTAAGAACTGGTAAGATAGTGGATCACATCGTGCCAGTTGAGTTTGACTTGAATGGTAAGACCATCATGGATAACTTGGCTTTCTGTTGTAGCAAATGCCACACAAGGAAAACTAAGTGGGAACAAATTTATTATGGAACTGGTTACGGAAATAAAACTAAAAATGTAATCACCATAAAAAATGTAAAAGATGTCCCTGATTTTCAAAAAAATGAACGATAATTTTTAACAACCCTCCCCCCTATACTTATACTAGGAAAAGCACACACATAGGTATCGTCTTGCGTGAAAACCCATTTTTCAAAATTTTTATATAGGGGGGGGTCAAAACACTAAAACATTGATATAATCACGTTTATAGGCAAAAAAAGGGGAAATTACTTCCCTTTCTTGCCTTTTTTTACGTCGTTTTAGCACTAATGATCATTGGTAGCGTGTCTCACAAATAGATTTAGCTTATTTCTCTCATTTTTGGTGTATAACTTTTGGGGATCAATTATGCTTGCTATACCTATGGTTGAGCGATTCTGTCTCAGAAAAAAAGTTTTGAAAATTGGTCTGTGATGCAAGAAAACAGTATGTGTGCTCTCTTAAGTCTTATTTATTGGCAATTATTGGAAAAAAGGAGAAAGAAATAAAATATGTTGTAAGAATGTACTCTAACGTGGAGGTACTTTCTTTTATTCATAAAATTTAGGATTACTACTTAGGGTCATGATAAATGAATGCAGATAAATTATAAAATAAACTCCTGGCTTCGGTCAGGCTTTTTTGTTTTGAATATTGTGAAAAAATTCTATACATACACCGAATATAATGCTATAATTAGATTATTTAGTAAAATGTAAAAAGGAGATGAATACTATGCCAAGTGCTTTGACTCAGGAATGCCAGAGATGTAAAAAACAAAAAAAGTTAAATGAATTTTTTGAGAACTCTACAAAGAAAAACCATAGAAATGGTATATGCAAAGAGTGCCAAAAAGAAGTTAATAAAAATAATAAGAAGTAATCAAATTTTTTAGATCTTAACAAATTCTCTTAATAATTTATAAATGATATTGGATATAAGTAAACTCTAAAATTAAACCCCGCTTCGGCGGGTGCTTTTGTTTACACATTCAAAATAGAAATGACATTAATAAATGTCAAAAAACGTTTGAACACATATTATTTTGGATATTTGAGAAAAATTTGTTATAATTTATTTTGGTAGTATAGTTTATTTTATCAAGATTAGCACTATATCTTAGAGTATTAATTATTTATACCAAAAATTGGAGAGAATTATGGTCGTAAATTATAATTACAGTCCTATTGTGGAAGTTCAAAAAGATTTTGCAATAGAAAGTTTAAAGAAATATAGAAAAAATGAAGAAATATTAAAAAAAACTATAAAAAAAAAGAGTTAAAAAAAATAATTGAACTTACTGAGTATCTACAAGATATAATAAATATAGAGGATAGTAATATTAACTATGTAGATAAGTTCATTAAAAGTAGTGTGTTTAGTTCTAAATATAAAAAAGTTTATAAAAAAAATATTCTGATGTATTAAGCGATACTTTAGAACTTGAAATTAATGGAGATGAAAGAAATTCTAAAGAAGCATCTATTAATATACTTTATGATGCGCACAGTAGTCTAAATGATAAATTAGAAAAAATAGCTAAAAAGGAAGCAGAACTAACTAAAAATGATAATCCACTAACAGAGGATTCATTTTCATTTCGCTCAATTCCAAATTCAAATAAGGAGATTATCTTTGTCTTTAATAAATAATAATTTTTTAAGAATAAACTTGGTAGAGTTAAAGTTTGATATGATTAAGGATCCCATTCCGGATGATAAAGATTCTTTTTCAATGGGAATAAAAAAACAAATAAAGAAAGTTAAAGAAATAGACTCTGAAGAAAGAGTATATATCACAAATGTTATTCAGACTTTATTTTTGGGAGATGATATTGATGAACTAAGGAAAGAGTGGGATAAAGATTTAAAAGAAGTTCTTGTTAATAAGTCAAGTTATATTTATGTTAATTTTGAAGTAGTTTTTAAATTAGAAAATTTAAAAAAAGAAGGTGATTTTACGGATGATGTATCTGATGAATTACTAGTTTTATTAGAGCCATACTTCAAAGAACTCGTGTCAAATATATTCTCGAGAAGTTCTTTTCCTACTCCTCCTATTCCCCATAATTACTGGAGAAATGATAATGAATTTGAATAATTTTAGGTTTTACAGTAGCGAAAACAACAGTCTTAATAGTGGGATTTTAAAAACAATAAAAGACTTAGTAGTTTTAAATAGAGGTGCATTTGAATTGGCAAATCACTTTTTTTATACTGTACCTGATAACCAACAGGATATAAAAGAAATAAAGAAAAAGTTGGAAAAAGTCAAAGTCCGTGTTGAATTAGATCTGGAATTTGATGAATTAGATAATGAATTTGATACAAAAATAGTAGATAAATTAATAGGGGAGCTAACCAAACTATTTTCTCTTGATAATCAATTATTTACGAAAATTAGAAATGATTACATAGAGGCTATAATATTTTTTTGGAAGACTAGGTCTGGAAAATATTCAAAGGTTTTCCATGAACCAGAAATTTCATATAAAAGAAAAAAATGTTTTTCAAAAGGTGAGTATTCTAATATAAAATGCGATGTTGTGTATTGTTCAACCTCAAGAGTTGATAAATCTATAGAGATGTATGAATGCAAAACAACAATGAAAGTATTTATTAAATACTTTTTTAAAAATTTTTCGGATACCACTAGTCCTTCTGCTCTTAAAAATATAAGAAGTTCTCGAAGAAAACAGGCATACTTATCTGCCTTTTATAACTTGTTTAGCTCGAAATTTAAAAAAGAAGATTTACATAGCTATCAAGTTGCTTATGTAACTCTTGCACCACAAAATCAAATAAAATATAAAAATGAAGAAATTAAAAAAATTGGTCCCATAAATATAATAACAAGAGAAAAATTATCCAGTTTATATCAAACTATAATAAACCATCAATAAGGTGATTCCTTCGCCCTCCGGGGCGTTTTTCTTTACAACGGAAACGGAAAGTTATATAATGTTCTTATTCCAAAAAACTTTTTTCATAAAGTTTATCCTAAGCGTCCCTCTCCTAACTGGGGCGCTTTTTTTGTGCTATAATATAGTCGGGATGATTGTGGGATTTCATCCTATTTCTAGAGTTAAGCTGCTCTTCGGAGTGGCTTTTTATTTTTCAATTAGTAGTTAGTTTGACTTTAACTATGCTTAGTGTTATACTTGCTGGATGGAAAGATTAGTTGCTTTCCTTACAGTTCATAAAAACCATATCATCAAGACATGGTTTTTATTAATAAATAGGCAGTTTGACATTGAGTATAATTAGTGTTACTATGAAGAAGTAGATTTTGTCATGAGTAAAATGTTTTATAGATTCACTTTTCGCAAAATAAGATTTACAATTTTGTCGAAAGGAAATAAATATTATGGCAAATGGAACAGTAAAATGGTTTAACGCAGATAAAGGATTTGGCTTTATCACTTCAGAAGAAGGCAAAGATTTGTTCGCTCACTTCTCAGCAATCCAATCTGATGGATTCAAATCACTTGATGAAGGTCAAAAAGTTGAATTTGATGTTGAAGAAGGTCAACGTGGTCTTCAAGCAGTCAATATCACAAAAGCATAA